AGGTGTGAAACGGCGGATGTAAGTTTGCTTGACAAGCCAGCGCTCTTCTTCGTCGAGCGATGCATTCACTTGCTCGAGGAGCTTGGCGGGGATCTCGCGATTGGATCCGTACGTGCGCGTCCAGCGGTACTCGTCGTGTTCCCACCAAGCGAAGAAGACGGCGTGCCACGGATCGTTGCGCTCTAGCAGGTTGACATCGCGCTGCTTCCACGCACGCCAGAAGTCATCACGGAATTTCCCTTGGTCGCCATTCGCGGTGGACTCGTCGAATCCGTACGTACCTGGCAATGTAGGCAGAGAGGCCATCACACCAGCTTGCTTGCGTTCTGCGTCGGGCCAGTGCGCGGTTTCTGACAAATGCACCATTGTCCTCGTTCCGCCCCGCCCTGGCTCTGGAGTTTCTGCGGACGTTACGTGGATCTCGCCTCGGATCGGGTCTGTCCATACAAGTGAGCTGGTTGCCTTGGACTTCATCTTGAAGTCCCATGTCACGGGTTCGTTGGTCTGCGGGTTGTACGTCTTGACCATGGACGTACGAGCGGTATCTGCGATTTGCAACAGGAGCTTCGAGCGGTCTTTGTTGTCGGCGATGATCAGTCCGCGAAAGTTCTTCTCGCGCAGGAGCTTCTCGAACATGCACGCCTGCACGTACGTGGAGAAGCCCATCTGGCGAGCTTTGAGGATGATGATGCGCACCGGCACACCGGCCATCTCCATCTGCATGATCCACGACTCAAGCCGGCGCTGTGCGCGGTTGAGCTTCAGCGGATGGATCTTGCCGGCCTTGTCGCGGATGGGGAAGTAGCGCTCAATCCACTCACGGCGCGAGAGGCGCGTGCGCACAAGCGACACGCCTGACTCCGAGCGAACGAACTCAGGCGCGGGAGCGCTGTCACCGTAGACACCGAAGTTGCGATCAAACAGCCCCGAGTACAGGTAGTTGTCACGTACCTGCACATCCTCGCTGGTTTCGTCAACGCGCTTTTGCAGCGCGGAGAGATCGGCAGCTTTGGGTGCTTTGAACGCCACGTGTCACTTTTGGACGGTCTGCTGTAGCGACTGGGCACGCTCGAACATTGAGTTGATCATCGCGGCCATGCGACCATCAATCTCTGCGATGCCACTGAGCATCTGGTCTACCTGTTCATTGAACTGCTGCGTGGCCTTGCGGCGCTCTTCCAGCAGATCAACGATGGCGGACACATGCTGCGAGCGAGCAAGTGAGTTGAAGCGGTACGAGCGGCGGTTGCGCTCGCGTGCTTTGTTGAGGTGGTACTCGCACATGCGTGTGTCATCGTGCACCGGCTTGGCGCACTGCACGCACTTGCCGCCTTCCTTCATGCGCTGCCGATATTCGCGCATGTACTGGCGGAGGCGTTCACGACGGTCGAGGTCAGAGATTTGTGTGTTGTTGCTCATTGGACTGGTGGCCGACGACTCATCGCCGCCGGCCAAGATTCTCTGCCAGTCCCTCTACACAGAGAGTCCTGGCTGACGGTACTTCAGCGCATTGACTTGCTGCCACGGCAGCGCCACTTCTTGCGCGACAAGTTGTTGGGAGAGTTGGGGTCTGACTTCCAGTCCCCACCGATCTTGGCGGATCGAGCGCAGTAGGCATCGCCCTTGGGGGTGCCAGGGCGAATCTCGGAACCAGCCTGCCCGTACTTCACGGTGCGGGTGCGACCAGTCTTGGCGGAGGTGACCTTTTTCGAGAAACGCTTCTTCATGGGCGAGCCTACTGCGCACTTCCTAGGGATGGGGGCTTGACTCTTACGACGCGAATCGTACACTGCCGACCAGTCCCACGCAAGATAGTTTTATGGCAAAATCAAAATGGAGCAGTATGACCACACAACTATGGCGCAACCCTGAAGTTGCATCGTTGAGCATGGAGGCTCGCGGTCTGTTCATGGAGCTGGTCATGTGGCAGCTCGAGCAAGGCTTCATCCCCGACGACCCGCTGTACTTTGAGCGGCTGTACGGTCGATTATGCTCGACTGACTTTCATGCGTCATGGGCCGAGGTGACGGGCATCTTGGCTCGGACGGACAAGGGCTTTGTGTCGCCGTTCGTGGCGCAGGTCATGGAGGCTGAGAGCCAGGCGAAGGAAGAGGCTCGGCAGCGCCAGTCGAAGAAGCGCAGCAAGGATGCGAAGTCCTGTCACGCCGTGTCACGCGTGACATCGCGTGACCTTCCTCCCCCCTCTCCCTCTCCTCTTCTTTCCCCCCCACCCCCTATTAACTCCTCTCCCCTCACCCCCTCTCCATCCTCTCCCGAGGGGGCCGAGCCAAAAGTCTCGGCGGCGACCCAGCGTGAATTTCTCGACTGGTGGAAGGCACGCTGGAAGCAGGCACGGGGGACCGAGTACCTGATCCAAGCCAAGGACGCGGTGAGCGCCAACAAGCTCCTCAAGGCTGCGTCGATGGACGAGGTGAAGCGCAGGGCCGAGCTGATGCTTGACCATCAAGACGCCTGGATGGCCGCTAGGGCGTCGTTGACCACCTTGTTGGGCCAATGGAACCAACTGGTCGCCAAGTCCCCGCAGAACGCAGCACAGCGCGTTACAGTGGGTCAGCCTCCGCGCAGTTCCGATGACGAATTGCGCGACGAATGGGAAAAGTGGAACTCGAGGGTACGCAATGCGATTCCTCCGTGGGTAGGCTCAGAGCAGGCCAGGCAGGACATCGAGATGCTCAGGGAGATCTGGAGGAAGAAGAATGCAGCAAAGGCAGCGTCCACCTGACGTGTGGATCATCGTCTACCACAGCCAGGCTTACGGCCCATTCGAGACGCGGCTAGACGCCTGCGATGCGGCAGCTAGGCGCTGGGGAACGGAAGGAGACTGGGAGCCACGTTTGCTGAATCCCAGTCTGACCAACACTTGCATGACGGTGCGCAAGGCACCGCCGCAAGTCACTCCGCCTTCTTGACTTCGGCGAGCTTGGCAGCAACGACAGGTTGCAGCTTCGAGGCTGCTTCCTTCACGCCGTATGCGCCTTGGCCGGCCATCACCACTTCCCACGGGATGATGATGCCGATCTTCTCGAGCAGCACTTTCAGAATGGGCAGGAGGATGCTGACCCACCAGGTCGAGCTACCAACGATCTTGGCAAGGATGGCTTGGATGTTCATGGGAGATTCAGTTGCGGAGGCGGAGGTTCTTTAGGCTCGGAGATTTGCGCCTCAATCATCTTCGAGACCAGCTTCTTGGCTCGCGCCTGTTGTAGCATCTCGATGGCCTTCAGCACATGCGTGGGCCGGCGAGACGTTTTCAGGATGCGCGTAATCGTACGTGACACCATGTACTCGGCTTCCGCTTCAGAGAGCGGGATGCCGGCGTCGAGCTTCTTCTCGATCTCAGCGATGCGTTCAAGGAAGCTCGTGTCGGCTGCACCGACATAGCTGCTTTGGTCGCCCTGTCCGCCGTTGCTATCAGGTCTCACCCAGATGTGCTTTCTGCCTTGCATGCGCCGTTCGTAGTCTTGCCGGCCACGTGAGTTGCTGTAACGCATAAGCGCGTCGGCGTCATCAAGACTCATATTGGGCACGTAAGGCTCATCCGACGTTAGGTCGTCGCCCTTCGTGCCCATGATCAGCGACCCATGCCGCCGCTCTTCATCTTCATGGCGCTGCCAGTCTTAGCGCCCTTCGGCATCATAGCCTTCTTCGCAGCACCGCCAGCTTTTGCCGCCGGCATGCGCTTGGGGCCAGAAGCCTTACCCATCATTTTGCCGCCACTCTTGCAGGATGAACCCTTCATATCACTTCCTTTTGGTTTTACCGCTGATACGCATGGCACCGGCAGGTGACCGCGCTGCGGAGTTCGACTTGCGCTCGCGCATTCGCTCGCGCCGTTCGTAGCCACGCGACTCACCGCGCTCGTGACGCGGACCTTCGCCTCGTTCGTACCCGCCTTCGCGTTTGGCGTGTGCCATCAGTACGCTCCGTACTTGTTCATTTGCTGGGACGTGTACATCGCTCCAGCGCTCGGCCCCATGCCGAAGCCCTGGCGACGGTAGTTCTTCATACTGCGCAGCATCTGCTCACGCGCATACAGTCCAACCTTGGGGTCTGTGCGATAGCGCGGCGATGCGCCTACCGGCATCTGCGGCTGCGGCGTAGCACCGAACGGCGACTTGCTGGTGAAGCCGTACACCTCTTGCATGTAGCTGTTGGGCTTCGACTCGTAGTAGTCCTTGTTCTTCATCACCAGGCTCCTTGTAGGCTAGCGTACAATGACACCGCCTGTAAGTACGCATCTTTTTGCGTAGTCGTCATGGTCTGGCCAGTAGCCAGCTTGTTCGTGTCCTCGAACGGGTCAGCGCCAAGATCAAAGAATGCGTCTGAGTTCGTAGGAGTAACTGCTGCCCAGACACCAGGCGATGTCTCGGTCATGGCTGTGAAGCCTGCGACCCCTACTTGGCTGAAGCGTACGAGTTTGTAGTACGCATTGTTGTAGCGTACGACAACGGCTCTGGTGCCGGTGACGGTGGCGTAGAGGTTGGGCTTGTTGGGAGAGAACTTGTCGATCAGCAGCGACGTGCGGACTGTCGTCGTAGCCGGCGTGGTGCACACGGCCCAGAACGACTGACTGTTGCGGCTACCGCCACCTGCGACGCCGGTGCCGCTGGGCGGCGAGGAGACGAGCGCGGAGTTGCCGCCAGCGATCTCGATCACGGTGGAGAACAGGTCAGCCGGTGCGACGAGCGCGTCCGAGCTGCGGCCAGGCGTCGAGACCTTGGGGCCAGCCACGACCATGGGGACGTTTGTGCCGAGGTCGTAGACGGTGTACTTGGACTTCAGGCCGTTCAAGCCTTGAGCGACGTTGCTCTTGTCGGTGCCGTTGTCGGACCACAGGATCACGACGGTGTTGGCGCGTTGCTCTTGCGGGATGCCATTCAGCAGCACCCCGAACAAGTAGTCGGTGGCCTGCACCATGGCAGAGAAGTACAGCCGGCAGTTGGCCTCGCGCAACGCAGTCGAAGCGAACGAGCCAGACTCGTCTTGGTAGATGTCCGGCAGCACGTACTTCTCGCTGTCGTACATGTACGTCGGCGGCTTGTGCATGGGGCCGTGCGGCAGGTTTAAGGGCACGTACGCGAACCAGGGCTTGGTCTGGCGCTGGATCCACTCCGTGCACTTCTGCACAGTCCACAGCGGCGCATACATGTCGACTTGCTCGAGCGTCAAGTCCATGCCGTAGTACGTCTTTTTGGCGTGCCAGCCCTCAAATGCGTAGTACCCATCTTCCGGCGCGGGGTTGCCCTCGATGCCGTAGAACTCATCGAAGCCGGCGGTGATGGGGTGAGAGGCTGCTCCGCCCATTGAGTTGTTGTTGGACAGGTGCCACTTGCCGAACGCGCCACATGCGTACGCATACGACGTAGCCTGCTTCAACGCCTTCGGCAAACAGACCTCGTTGTCCAGCAACGGCTGCGTCCCGCCCTGCACAAGGTCAGCAACCCCAGTCTTGAACCCGTACCGGCCAGTCATGAACGCTGCCCGTGTAGGCGAGCACCACGGCTGCGAGTACGCTCGCGTGAACTTGACGCCGGCCTGCACGAGCGCATCAAGGTTAGGCGTGCGAATGTTGCCGAGCGTAGAGTCGTACGACGTCACGTTGTACCGCGACGCATACACCGTCCACGCATCCATCCCGAAGTCGTCCGGCACTACCACAAGGATGTTAGGTCTGGTCATAGCAGTCAGCGACACAGGCGGGATAGACGGCACGCACACCATGTCCGCCAAAAAGGCGCTTTTCGTCAAGCACAAACCGACATTTTCCCACACTCCTAACTACCTACCACCACCAGCATTAGCACATACCCCCACAACCATCACTTGCCAACTCTTGACCGCACTTGCTACAACCCCCACACCCCCACAGCGCTAGCGTTAGCCCCCACGTCAGCGTGTGAGCTTGAGCCACACACCACCAACGCTGTCAACTTGCGCAACAGGGTGTTGCCAAATGCAACAGCCGCCTGCCCTCCCGCACGCTAGCACACAGAAAACGCTAGCCGCTACCAAAATTGCGTGAGGGCATTGCCCCCTCCCCGCATCGTCGGCCACGAAAGCCCCCTGCCACCCTCCCGTGGGGGGTGCTCGAGCGCACGAACGCACGCGAACGAGCGCGAACGAGCGTCGTCGGGTGTGGGCATCGTCCCCGCTCCGCTCCGCTTGGCTTCCGTCCGCTCCGGCTCGAGCGTGGGCGATGGATCGGCGGGAGTGTAAACGGATGCGCGGATCCGGTGAGCGTGCGTCTTCCCCTGGGAGTGTGCACAGACAAAAAGACAGGGAGCGCGCGCGGGCGGCTCCCTGTCCCTGTCTGTCCTGTCTGTCTGGCTGTCAGACTACTGTCCGTCTCCCTGTCCTGTCTTCCTCCGGCGGAGGCGATGCACAGCACGATGCGCGACATAGAGCGCGCGAGCCGCGCGCGCCTCCGCATCTCGCCAGTCTGTCTCTCCCTGTCCCTCAGCGCGAAGAATGGATGCAAGCGCGCGGTCCGCCGAGTAGTCCGCGCGAGTCTGCGGCTGTCCCTGTCCTCGCATCGTGTCAGCGATCGACTGCGGATCGAGCGATCCACGGCGTGTCTGTGCCGAACCACGGACCATGCCACAGCGTGATGGATGCATCACGATGCTGTGTAGACCGCGCGATTCATGCGCGATCGTGACAGGCTCCAGCCGCGCGGGTGGCGTTCCTTCAATCGCGCCGGACAGGATCAGGGACAGGCGCGAGACGGTTCCGGCATCGCCAGACTGCCACGCGCGCCTCTGTGCCTGTCTCGCATGCCACACTGCGAGTCGCCAGACTTGCTGGCGCTCCGCGCGGCTGTCTCCCTGTCCCTGTCCGATCAGTGCTGTTCCATTGTCTGTCAATCCGATGCTGTTCATGCTGTCTCCCTGGCTGTGCCGGACAAGCGCGAGCGATGCGCTCCCTGTCCCTGTCCGGCTGTCTGTGGGGTAGTATCGGACACAATCGAGCACAATGCAAGCCCACAGCCTGTTTTTTGCGCGCTTCTAAGTACTTGCAGGGTAACAGGTTAGAGCCGCGCGCGCGGATTGTCGCCAGATATGGGGGACCGTGGCCGCATATGGCGGACGGACGGACAATGGACGGACGGACGGACGGACGGACGCAAGCGCGCAAGCGCGCGCGCCTGTCCGCCTGTCTGTCTGTCCGATTATGTCCGATATTCGCGCCGATAGTCCGGCGCACGATGTACACCGATACTAGTCAACCTGGCAACCTACGCTTGTCGCGTATGTGCCTGTCCTGACGGTATCGGCGGAGTGTTTGTATGGAGACTGAAGATTACGGCGACCTGGCCCCGCTCCGCAGCATCCTTGAGCAGCTCAAAGCAGCACGCCTTGAGTTACAACGACTGCGGACAACGGCAGGCAGGCGCTCTGACCACGCCTTCTACTACGAAGGCTTGGAAGATGAGTCGCACCGTGTCCATAGCGTACTCAACGAGTACGAAGTGGCGGATGAACGCTTCTGGCTTGCCATCGCTTCAATCAAAAGCCTGATGGCTGACGAGCTTCAACAACACGCTCGTGTTGTGACGATTCGCCCTATCGAGTGATCCGCAGCTCGGCCCTCGTCTACGACGGCGAGGGTCGACCTGCCGACCAATCGGCAAGAAAGGACTCTGCATGGAATCTGACGATAGCGTCCACCCGTTGGACAAAATCTTCATGCCCTGGCTCTACGCCATCCTCGCTATCGAGATGGTGGTTGTCGTGGCGATCATCGGCTACATGGGCTACTGCTGCTTCAGGTACTGCTAATCACGCATGACGACAATACGACGACTTGTCAATCGTCGTACCCGTCGGGCCTCTGCTGCTAAGGCGACTGGTGTCGTCTTGTGGCAAGGTCCGTCTTGGTATGACGGCTCTAGCATCGTCGCCATCGCCACCTGGAAGTCGTCTAATCGCAAGACTGGCAACATGGTCCAGATCTGGATCTTGAACGCCGATCTTTCGCCTACGACTGCTGCCAAGCGTGGCAACGACGCTGCCTCCTGCGGAAGCTGCGCGTTCCGACCGTTCATTCAACGGCTGGCGCGTCGCCCTCGTGCGTCGCAGGCTCTCAAGGCTCTGCTTCGCTCTAAGTCTTGCTATGTCAACCTTGGCAAGGCTCCCAACGGCATCTTCCGTGCCTACAAGCGCGGTCGATACCCGCTCTGGAACGGCGACTTGTCGCTCTTCCACGGTCGCTCTACGCGCTTTGGCGCCTACGGCGACCCTGCGTTCCTGCCCGTGTCGCTCGTCGCTGGCATCGCTGCCGCGTCGAAGTCGCACACAGGCTACACGCATCAATGGCGCGACATCCGCTCCTCGTGGGCGCGTCGCTTCTTCATGGCCTCGTGCGACTCCGCGCAGGATGTCGCCGACGCCCGCGACATGGCCTGGCGCTACTTCTACGCTAAGCCTAAGGACGCTCCGGTTCCTGCCGACAGCGTCGTCTGCCCTGCCTCCAACGAGGCTGGCTCACGCACACAGTGCATCGACTGCACGCTCTGCGACGGCGTGCAATACGACCTTGACCGTCGCAAGTCCATCACCATCAACGCTCACTAACACGGAGTCTAAACATGCCCAACTACCTTGTTCACGTCCGCAAGCTTCCGGCAACGGACACGTGCGGCGTTCGCGTCGTCGCCACTCACCATGGTTACGACAACCACGAGCGCATCGTGCTTCCGTATCGCTACGAACTGGATCACTGGGACAACATGAACTACGCGGCCCTCGCGTTGGTCAACAACAACTACTCGTCTTACCTCGGCATCCGCAAGTGGACTGCCGCGTCCGACGAGAAGTCGCACGTCGTCATCCTGCAAGTCCAGGTGAACGCGCCTAAGCACGAACCACTCAACGGCGAACTCGACCAGCTTCTCAAGCTCGAGGGCGTCGAACTCTGCGACAGCCGCAACAACCCCAACCCCTCAATCGAATGGAGTACCTGCAAATGACCGACAACGAACCGCTCTTCGACAAGCGCGATGAAGTCTGGTCGTCGCTCGAGCACGCTACGAATGCGCTAGCCGAACTCGACGACGCCATGCGCCTTGCCCTCAAGGCTAAGGCTGGCCTCAATCGCGACGACCTCGAATGCGTCCACTTGGCCGAGTACCACAAGTGTCTCGACCGCATCCGCAACGACCTCGCCTACGAACTCGCGCAACTCGCCGAGCAGTACGGTCACCCCGACTGGGAGGTCGAATGAAGTACATCATCTCGTGGACTGAGCACATCCGCTACAACGCCATTGTCGACTGGCCCGACGACATCGAACGGCTGCGCGACACCGTGCCTTGCTACCCAGGCAGCAACTCTGTCGATGTCGATGGCTCTATGACCAAGACTCGCGAGCGTTGGGATGAGCTGCGCTATCACGCCGAACCCGACTACGGCAACGCCGACTCGTTCGAGATCCAGCCCTACAAGGAGGACGCATGACCTACACCAACTACGGAGAGTGCATGGCCTGCGGTGCTGACGGCGAGGTCACCACTCACGACGAGCTGGCTGCTCAACCTGAGACGGTGCTCGAGACCGTCCACTTTCTACTACCACACGAGGGTAGCTACTACTGCCCAGAGTGCTGCATCCCCTACTCAAACCAACTGGAAGGATACCCATGACCCTACGACCTGTGACCATCAAGTACTTTGTCGAGACCATGAAGCAAGTCGAGATCGAAGTCCCCGACGACCTTCCCCTCGACCAAGTTGTCGCATCGCTGCGCGACTACAACAACCGCACGAAGTGGCGCGACTCGTGCTTCTACGAGATGAACCGCCACGGCAAGACGCTGTACGAGGATGTCGATCTCTCGCACGGCAATGTCGAAGTCAAGGAGGTGCCGCCCGATGAACTATGACGACCCCGCCTATGACCTATACCCCACCTATACCTGCAAGTACTGCGCTGCTATTCAAATCCCACTAACCCCTAACAGTCATGGCTACCTAGCCTGCGAGGAGTGCAACGACCAATGAAATACAAGTTCACATACCATCGTGCCGAGATCGTGTCTCAGGTCGTCGATGTGCCTGACGATGTCGATCCCAACGATTACTTCAACGAGCACAGCGAGGATGCTGAGTTCATCTGGAACAAGAAAGTCCTGCTCCTCGAAGACCGCTGCGACCTCATCGATGTGGAGGACGCATGAAGGTAGGAGTGCTGTGCGAATACAGCGGTGTCGTGCGCGATGCATTCATCCGCGTCGGCCACGACGCCATCTCGTGCGACTTGCTGCCGACCGAAGCACCAGGTCCCCACATCCAAGGCGACTGCCTCGCGCAGGACTGGAGTGGCTACGACCTGCTCATCTGTCATCCGCCGTGCACGCACCTCGCCGTCAGCGGCGCACGCTACTTCGCCAAGAAGCAAGTGGAGCAGGCCGCTGCCCTCGACTTTGTGCGTGCGCTGATGGCGCTGCCTGTCCCGCGCATCGCCCTCGAGAATCCCATCAGCATCATCAGCTCGCGCATCCGCAAGCCTGATCAGATCATCCAACCATGGCAGTTCGGGCACGACGCAAGCAAGGCAACTTGCCTGTGGCTGCAAGGACTACCACTACTGCAACCCGTCAACCAACTACCAGGAGATCACAAGACTCGACGCGCCAACCAAACACCATCAGGACAAAACAAACTCGGCCCCTCGCCTGACCGCTGGAAGCTACGCAGTCGCACATACGACGGCATCGCCAACGCAATGGCCCAACAATGGGGATCACTCACATGAACAATGACTTCCGAGCATACGCTCGACAACTATCCAACCAGACAATCGACGAGCGCATCGTCGAGCTGCAACGGTCAAGCGTGCGCGACGAGCGCAACGCCCCGACCTACACCCAACAGATCCGCATCCTGCGCGACGAGCTGCAACGCAGGGTGCGTGACTACGATCAGCTCGAACATCGCAACCGCAACATGGGCACACGCCCGACAACCATCACCTGACCATGACCCAACACGACAACTCCGACGCCCTGTACCAACGCTTCCTCGAGTCTGCCCGTCACGCCATCGAGGTTCACCTCGCAGCGTGCATCATGTTCGAGGAGACCAAGTGGCGCCGCACCCACGACCAGCGCCCTCGCGACACCGTCGTTGATGACGCCGTCCGCCGTGGCTGCGACGCCCTTATCCAACTGAGCGAACAGCGACGCAACAATCCTCTTGCACACGACTACAATCCCGAGTAACATCTGAACCAAGGAGACACAGCATGACCCCTAACCGTGACACAATGTTCGTACTCGACCGCCTCATCGAATGGTATGGCAACGACGCCATCAAGGCGCCGCCGCCCGAGGTCGAAGCCACTATCCGCCTGGCCAAGTACCTCATCGCCGACATGCGGCACGAAGAGGAGACGCTAGATCGCTGGGCCGATGAGATGCAGAACCGCTACGACATGGAGTACACGACCCCGTTCTGAGTAACACGTGGCGGGAGGACTCCTCCGCCGGCTGGGCTTCCCGCCTTCCATGCTACCCAGCCGGCACCTACACCCTCATTCATTACACATGACGAAGACAATCAAACACGGAACACCTGAGTGGTTTGCTGCTCGTCGCGGCAAAGTCACTGGCAGCACAGCCGCTGCGATCCTTGCGCCTGGGCAGACTGGCGTGCGTGGCACCCCGCTCTCCGAGTGGATGCGCATCACCAAGGAACTGGCTGGCGAAGACTTCCAATCGCCCGAGCCTGAGCCTGAGATGCCGGACGATGACGGCGACCGCCTCGCTGACATCCTCGCGTGGGGTTCAGGCAGCGAAGACTTCCATGCGCAGCTCCTCCGCAAGAGCGGCTGGGATGTGAAGCTCAACCAGGATCTGATCATCAGCACCGACCGCCCGTGGCTGGCTGGTACGCCAGACGGCTACGTCCAGACGGAGGATGGCACCGAGTCCTTGCTCGAGCTGAAGGCGCCAGTGCACAACTTCGCAGCGTGGCGTGAGCAGGCACCGATGGGTGCGCGTGTGCAGGCCAGCATCTACATGCACCTGACCGACATGGACAGCGCCGTCGTGTCCGCCCTGATCCCGCCCAAGCCACGCTGGCACACCGTCATCCGCAACGATGAATGGGAGGCGTGGGCGCTCGACACGCTCGACCGCTTCTGGCATGGCCATGTTCTGGCCGACATCCCGCCGCCTGCTATGCCAGGCGAGCACGACCTCGACATGCTGAAGCTGATCTACCCTGAGCCGAAGGCAGGCACCGCCGTCCGCTTGACGGACGACGCCCTCGCCGCAGCGGCACAGCTCGAGCAGGCCAAGGCCATGAAGAAGGAGGCCGAGCGCATCGAGGCCGAAGCCAAGAGCATCATCGTCGCTGCTATCGGGGACGCCGAGTACGGCATCCTGCCCGACGGCAGTGGCTTCTCGTACCGCAGCACGAACCGCACGGAGCCGGCTCGTGATGCACGCACCATCTCGTTCCGTACCCTGCGCTACGCCAAGCAACTGAAGATCACGTGATGTTCACCGCCCTCTTCTACGCTTGGCTAATCGCTGGCTTCTACCACACCGGAGTTTGCAATGAGCAACATTACAACGACTGATCAAGCACAGCCCCTGTCCGCAGCCACGCTCGAGGCGTTGGTTGTGGGCGGCGACCTGTCCAAGCTCAACCCTGGGCAGCGCGTGGAGTACTACACCGCACGCTGCGTACGGGCTGGACTTGACCCCGCAACCCAACCGTTCCAGTACCTGAACCTGCAAGGCAAGCTGACGCTGTACGCAACCAAGACGTGCACCGACCAGCTCTCCAACCTGCACGGCATCCGCCTCACGATCCTGTCCCAGCAGACGGACGACGGCATCCGCATGGTGACCGTGCGTGCCGAGGCCAAGGACGGGCGCGTGACCGAGGAGATCGGTGCGCTCCCGCTCGCTGGTCTCAAGGGTGACGCACTGGCCAACGCACTGATGAAGTGTGTGACCAAGGCCAAGCGCCGCGCAGTGCTCTCGCTGTGTGGGCTGGGCATGATGGATGAGCTGGAGCTGGAGACTGTTGCCGGCGCCAAGCCCATGTACGCCAGCGGCACGACGAGCACGCTGGTTCCGCCGACCCAGGCGAAGCCAGTCATCACCGTCAAGGCGACGCAGCCTGAGCCTGAGACGCAGCCACAACTGCACGTCAACCAGGATGATGCGCCGCCCGAAATCGAGATGTTCGATGATGATCACGTCGCCGTGTACGGTGTGCGTGTGCCCGTCAAGGTGTTCGACAACTTCGGTCAGTGGTCGAAGTACGACTGCGTGTCGAAGGACAAGCAGGCTACCAGCAAGTCGCACCTCCGCAGCTACACCTGGGCAACGGCAACGGACGGCGAGCCGGACGGCAAGCGTGCAGCCAGCCTCAAGTGGGTGATCGGCAAGGCCGTCGAGGAGCAGGCACAGGGCAAGGAACCCAGCCTGTTCGCGCAGCGTGCAGCATGTGCGCTGTACGTCCTGAACGGGAAGTCCAAGTCGGCAGCGAGCGCTGCGCCTGACGAAGACGAGATGGATACGGTGCCGTTCTGATGGCAAAGGTCAGCCCCACGCAGCGTAGTCTCAAGCACCTGCGTGAGGCTGGCTATCACGTCGAGATCGTTGAACGCTGGAACCAGTGGTCGCGGTCTCGACACGACCTGTTCAACATGTTTGATCTGCTCGCCCTGCATCCCGATGGCACGCTCGTCGGGGTGCAGGTGACGAGTACCGCACACGTAGCCGAGCGCGTCGCCAAGCTAGAGGCGAACCCGCTGCTCGCACTGTGGGCTAAGAAGAACACCGCTGTCGTACATGGCTGGGCCAAGCGTGGCCCACGCGGCAAGCGGAAACTCTGGACGTTGAAGGAGGAAAGCTGTGACGAACAAGGAAGATTCAGGCCCGTGGTTCTGGCTGAAGATCATACTGACGATTGCGTTGATCCTGGTAGTGTTGGCCGTGTTCGGCCCACTCGCCGCCGTGCTCGCGTTCTTCGGGATGGCGGTGCTGGACAAGCTGGACACGATTGCCAAGCAGAGGAACAGCAACGATGAGTGACATGTTCTCAATCGCAGACAAGGTGTACGCCATCGTGGCGGACGTGCTCGAATGCAAGAGCGACGACCTGACACGGGACACCGAGTTCATTGCTGACCTGGGTGCAGACCAGCTCGACATGCTGGAGATCGCACAGCTATTGCAGCAGACGTTCCGCATGCAGGTGCAGGCGAACGACCTCGAGCGCCTGACCACGGTCGGGCTGCTGTTCGACTACGTGCACTACCACGCCAGCGACTGCCGGCAACCTACGCCTTACGACTGACTTTCATGACCTCTGTTCGTCGTGAAGGATCTCATCCTCGACGACCTGATTGCCGCCGATGAATGTGCATCCGTAAAGCTCGGAAGCCCCTCGGATGATTGCGTTGCCGTAGACTCGTGACTCACCGTCAACGCGGGACGTGCCCTCGACGATGCAGTTGCCGAGGCACTGGGTCTCGTGGCCCACAAAGCAGTCCCCACGGATCTGTGCCTGCTCATAGATCCAGGCATCGTCACAGACCCAGGCGTTGCCGTAAACCTTGGCGGTCGAGTCGATCCAGACCGAGTCATCCACGACTGCGGTGTCAGCTACCCAACCCCCGCCATTGGCGTGCTGGTGGGCCGCTACAGGGCCGTTGCCGTCACCGAAGTCATAGGTGGTCATCGTTCGGCCACCACCACATGGCCCGTCAGCGTGACCGCCGAGGAGCTAGTGTTCTTGATGAAGGGGATGATGACCGACCCCGTGTAGATGCGGATTCCAGGGTCGCTGTACTTACTGGGCGTAGCAACATTGACCTGCGTGCATGACAGCAAGGTCAAGGGTCGAGCCACAATCAGCGACACCGCGCCAGCGCCCAAGCTCGTGCCCAAGGTGATGGACTGGATGCTGCGCACGCCCTTGTCGCCTGCTGCTAGCTGGAACCACACCACATTGCCGATCACAGGGGTCGGCGGGATCTGGTCGCCTGCAACAGCCAGTAGCGTGGCTGTGCGGTTTCCCGTGCCGTCAGAGTTGGTGTAGGTCACCGTGCTGTTGGTAATCGCAGCGGCGTTTGTATTGGCCGTGGTGGTCAACAGGCCAATGACATAGCCCTCGCCGTTCGTGCTGCCGTTTAGGTCACGGGCAGGGAAGGTAGGCGAAGTGATGGCTTGCGCCGTGGTCGTTGTCACCACGATGCCCGTGTTTACCCACACGACATCCGCCAGCATGATGGTGCAGAGCGTGGTTGTGGTCGCTGCCGTCTCGGTGATGTACAGAGAGCCGGTAGGTGTCCACAACTGCAATGCGCCGTTGTCCGCAGCAGTCGTGCCGTTAGTCGCTCGACCGTTGAGGCCAGGCGTGCCAGGCGACCACGCACCCGTGAAGCCAGCATCCTTGCCGAAGCTGTACCAGTAGGCTGTACCTTCGGTCGCTGTGCCGACCTTGTTGATCGGGATGACGCGACCAGTAATGCCTACGTTGACAGGACTGTTGACCTTCTTGTCGCCCGTTGCGTCATACACCGACCACTCGCAGCCGTCAGTCCATTGCAGCGACTCACCTGCCATGAGCACGGCCTTGAACAAGCAGTACTCTGTGCCGCTGACATCCTTCTTGACCGTCACGGTGTTGTCCGTGCTGGCGTGACGATTGAAGACCGAGATTGACTTAACGCCGCGCTGGGTTGACGATGCGGGAGCAGCGACAATCACGGTCGTGCCTGCCGTGTTGATCGTGCCGTGCCCATCGCCTGGCGTGAACGCCGTGGTGGTCATGTCCACATACGACACGGCGTAGTCAATGTCAGCAGTCGAGCTAGTCGTGAGGTCTAAGGACTTGGTCGTAGCGTCAAGTGTGATTGCCATCAGAATCCTCCGAACGCCATACGGCCCATGACCTGCGGCTGCGACAGTCCGCCGGTCGCACTGAACCGAGCGTCATCACCAGCCGCGACCGTGCCAGCAGTCGTGCCGACATTCAGCACCGCTGCGCCGCCAAGCCCCAAGCTCGTGCGGCCTGTGCTTGCAACCAGACCAGTAGCTCCGCCGTCCCACTTCAGCCGGTCGGTGTACGCTGTGTCCCAGTTCGTCTGGCTCGAGGTCGTCGGGATCGAGTAGCCGGCAGTGAAGGTCAGCGCGAGCGTGCCGCTGCTGATCACCGGCGAACCACCAACCGTCAGCCCTGTCGGCGCCGACAAGCCAACGCTCGTGACCGTGCCGCTGCCGCCACCACCCGACGGCTTGGTGACTGCGTAGTCCAGCTCGTACCGCTTGAATAGATCTAAGCGAGTGGTCACTGCAACACCCCGCTGTTCGCTGGGTATCTGTCAACCGCGCAGTGCACATGCACAACGCTTGGCCCATTGCTCGCAGCCTTGATCACGATGCCGGCGTTCACGCGGCGCCGGTCTACAATCGTGCGTGTCGTACGTGCAGGCACAGTCGTCGCACACACCACACCACCGGCGTTGATGTCACCCCACTGCACCGTGACGAGGTAGTCACTCGTCCCGCTGTTCGTTGCCTCAATCGTCACTACATCCCAGAACTTGGTGCTGTTGACCGCGACATGCAGAATCTCCTGCGTGCTAGTCAACGTGCGCATCTGCCCGTTGGGCAACGTCGTCGCGCACAGTAGCTCAGGTTGATCGAGGTTTGCCATTGTGCACCTTGTCTCCTAGCTGATGCCGGCAGATGCGACGGATCCTCACGCGCCATGCGCCAGACACCAGCACCCACCAGAACATCTTACCGCACTTCACTTCGGTCCCTTGACCTCAGGCACCGAGATCGTTGCGTTCTGCGCTGCAAGCTGCCATGCCCAGGCTTCCATCTGCGAGCGCGTCCATGTGTTGGATTGGTCGCGCTGCATCACCTCGAGCTTGTGACTCATGTCTGATCGTAGCATCTGGATCTCATTGCCGAGATCAGTCATGGTCTTGACTGCTACTGCTGTCCCACCGATGACCGAGAAGAGGACGGTGATCACGATGCCCAGCGGCAGCGCACCAGTAGTGAGGTCGAACATCTTGTCGTTCATCGCGGCATGATCTCAAGGTTACCCCACGGGATAGACGGTTTGTATCCAGGGGTGCTTTCCAGTTTTTGAGTTTGGATCTGCTCTTTCTGGGCCTTGCGGAGCTTGGCTTGAAGAGTCACTTGTTTGTACTCTTCGGGCGCCGCTTTGCGCTTCACTTTTTCTGTGACATCTTGGGCGATTGTTACCGCCAGCCGCATGAACTCTTGGCGTTGAGCACGAGCCATGGTTGGGTGGTTCTGGCTGATGTAGTGCAGGGCAGAAACACAGTCCCATGCTTCATTCAATGCCCTGTACTCGATGTAGTCAGGCAGTGTTTCAGGGATGCGCGTGCTTGCCTTACGCTTGTCGGCCATCTCTTTCATCATGGCCAACTGCTGGATGATTGGACTCCGCATCGTGAAGGGGCCAGTCTTAGACGTAAGACCACCACCCCACATCGAGCCATAGCCTGGAGCCTGCTTGGCAGCTTCTGGAGTCTGCGGCCCCTCTAGCTCCAGCAACGTAGCCAGGTTGTCCGCTGCTCCAGCAATGAACCCTTCGATGATGTGGTCGGCTTGACGCGGCGAGACAGCGCCATTCAACGCCTCGGACAGATAGATACCGACCTCAGTGGTGTACGGAGTGACGCGCTCTTGGCTTGGACCTTGAGCAAGAGCAGGTTCCACGGGAGAGTGCATCTCGTTTGACTCGATACCCAAAGCCGTGAACCCTTTATCGACAATCCACTTGTTCAGGTCGTTGACGTTTGCTGCGTTCTCAAGGCCAGCCTGCACGAACTGCGGCATCAACGCAGGCATGAACGCATTGATGAACGCCTTAGTTTGGTTGGCTGCGTAGTACGGATCACGACTGCTCATGCCATCAAGCACTGCGACCAACAGCTTGGCCGGCAAGAACTCGGTCATCGGGTTCGGGATGCGCAGCACCTCGGTTGTCCCCTCCTCGGTCTTGTATCCGAAGAGCCAATAACGCAGACGATCCTCGTACGATGCATTCTCGTACGCTTCCTTCATCGCCGGATCTTCGTCGTCGTGCGCCATCGCCCAGTACGCCATGGCCATACCCATGAGGCCAGCCATCTTGATGCCGTACTGGATGCGGGTGCGCGGGTCACCCATCTGCTTGGCGGCGTTGCGGAAGAAGTCGCGGGTCGTTACAAAGGTAACGTTGAAGTACGGAAGGTAGCGGTTCAGCTCCCCCGCCGTGCGACCCGACAAACTCCAGTTGGTCGTGACCCTGCGCAGTGCAACCGTTGCAGCAACCCACTGCTCTTGACTGATCGGCCCTTCGCCTGAGTAGCCGGCTTGCTTGAGCGCCTGCTGCATCTCGAGCATGCGTCCGATCCGCGACGGGAATGAGAACTTGCGTTCAGCCAAACGCCACAGGTCGCTGTTCGGCTTAACGATGTTGGGCAGGGTCAGTAGATGCTTGATCCGCTGGCCGCGAGTCATCATCACATATTCAATAGATGACTTGCTCATGGTCGCAGACCAGGGCGAGTCAAAGCTGCCAGCCATCCGCTTGTACTGTTCGTACGGCTCGTACTTGACGCCGACTTCAGCAGCAGCCAAGCGCAAGTACATAGCAGGGTAGTCAACCAACGCCTTGAGACCAAACCACGGCTGCGTGCCGTTCATGTATGTGGTCCCGAAGTCCATGATCGGAGCAGCGATCAACTGGAACTTATAGTTCAAACCAGTCGCGAAGAGCTTGAAGGCACTTGTGGCGCCTTGCAGTACGCCAAGCGCCCAGTGCGAACGCCACGCCTGCATAACCTCCTGCGGCTTCATCGCTGCAACAGCAATGGCCAAATCCTTGTGGATGCTGTAGCGGCGCTTGATCGGTTTCTTAGTGACTACCGTTCTGCCGTCAGGAGTTGTTGTCGTCACATCCTGTACGTCAACGTAGTCAACAATCACTCGGTCATCGCTGTTGACATCCTGCGCTGCATTCAATCCCATCTCGCGCAGAGCGGCGATGTTTGCTGAATCACCAACGTCAATCATGCTTGCAGCAGCTTTGCCGCTGGGCGTAGACGCCGGCTCTGGTAGAACACCGCCTTCGTCAATGTCTGTCAAGTCAGTGACAAAGTGCGGCTGCTTCATTACATCCGCGACATTGATCACGTTGCGGATAGCCATCCGCTTGTGGACTAGTGTCAGCAACGCCTGAAGATTTGCTTCGCTTTCCCGCAGTACATCATTAACAGGCGAGACAGAGCCACGCAGCTTGCCTTCGGTGCCGCGACCAGAAATTGAAACCGTACCTTCTCCAGCGCGACGCACATCAAACACAGCGGCCAAGCCTGTGTCAGCCGACTGGCCAGTAGCCATGTCGTAGATGACACGCTGCAACGGGACATAGGTACCAGTCGTGCCGGTCGCCTCTTCGTACTTGGCAATCGAATCAAACACCTCGGCGAACAGAGGATCGTTTGCCTTGACGTAGTCGATGGCATGTCCCCACCACGCCATGAACTGAGCATGCGATAGCTTGATTGCTTCGCCGTACTTCTTTTCTAGGCGAATGATTGTCTCGCGCTGGGGGTTAATACCATCAGGCGAAGCAACCGCTCGATCACTTTCATACAAAGCAATCGCACGCTTGGCGTACAGGTAATCGCTAAAGTCTGAGGCTTGCTCGGTTTCGCCGATCTCGCCAGCCTTGCGACGCATCGGATCCAGCGCCATCTCTAGCGACTGCGATCCTGGAATGACGTTGCCATGGCCATCGGTCATGCCGACAGACATCCACGTTTGCAGCAGGTTCGCGTTGATTGCTGCAAGCGCCTCGTTCATGTCGTTGACGCGCAGGCGATCCAGCTCGTTCTTCGACAAGCCGATCTTCTTGCCCTTCGCAATCGCGTCTTTTTCTTGGAGCCGCGTGCCAACCATCACGTTGACAAGCTCGCGCTCATAGAAGCTGAGTGTCAGCAGTTCCTTGACCCGCTGCTTCCACGGCTTCGACTTGCGCTTGACCTGCGCGGCCTTGCTGATCTTCTCAAAGCCTTGGAATCGGTATGCAGTGAACCTGCTAACGGCTTGGTCGTATGCCTTGCCAATGTCAGGGTTCTTCTGCATCAGATCCGCAAGCCACCGCGATGTCTCAGGGTACGCCGCGTTGTACGCTTCAGGGCGGATGATGCTGCCCATCACGAACTCGGCCACGCCTTCGTGCATGTGGCCACCAGCCGGCGGGATACTGCTGGGGTACACCAGCTTGCCGAGCTTTGTCATCTCTGCACGCACAGCCGCCGGCATCGCAGCATCTAGAGCCGTGACACCTTCAATCCCCGCGCCAAAGACACGAGCAACCAGCGCGTGTCCGATCTCGTGCAAGGTCACATGGAAGTTAAACTTGTTGGCGGTACGAACTACACCATTCAAGTCATAGCGGCCAATGTACGGCGTGCCGCTCATCTCCGCTGTAACCAGCGGGGCAACAACTGCGTTGGCCAGATCCACTACAGCATCGCGCAAGTCGATCTTGGTCACGGGTGCCGCAGGCGGATTGGTGAGCGTAGGCTCCAGCGTGCCGGTTAGCGATGCACCCTCGAAGCCAGGCGCGTCACCCATCTCAATGATGGGCTGGCCCATACGCTCGCCCAGTGTGGTATCCGCGCCACGCAGCGCGTCGTAGTTCATGCGAGGCTTGCCGAACCCAGAGTCGCGACGCGACTTCTCGGCTGCACGCGCTGACCGAGCCACGTCGTTTCTACGGGCATTGGCTGCTGCACGGCGACGCAGTTCACCCTGAGCCAAGGTGCGATGCGCAACCCACGTTGCAACGCTTGTTGCTTTGGCTGGCAGCGCCACGACCCTTGGCCTCACCGCTGTAACAGTCGGCACCCCAGTGACAGGGTCAACCTTGGTCTCGACCGCCTCGCCCTCTAGGCCAACAGGAATCTGGCTGTTGATCATTACCTGCAACTGTTCATCGGTCGCAGTGCCAATGAACTCAGCGGTCGTGTCCAGCGCAGGGCCAGCTTCAAGGCGCACATCCGGCGACATCACTTGAAGCTCTACATACGGATCAGCCGTCAATGCGGCATCGAGTCGATACTCGTACGCAGTCTTGCCAGGCGGCGGCTTGCCAACTTCAGCGGAGACGCCAGCCTTCGGGATGGCAGTCTCTCGTGCACCAGGCTTGCCAAACGAAGTCGACTCTGGCGTTGGCGCCGTAGCTTCGATGGTCTGACCTAGTTGCTGTGCAGCATCAAGCGACAAAGCATAGGTCGTTCGCTCGCCTGGGACGGATACCAGCAAGCCAGCGTCTCTCATCAACGCTAGGGATTGGAGCACCCGCTCACGGCGCTGTCCGATGTCTTCATCTTTCGACTTCGGAACACCGCCCATCAAGGTGTCGACGGTGACGCCGTTCGGTGACTGCGCCACAATCTGAAGCATCCGCTTCAGGAAGTTGCTGAAACCAATCTTCGCCCCGCCATACACCTCAGGCATTGACTTGGCCAGCACAACGCCAGCCTGCTCAGGCGTGACGTTGTACTTACCCTTGGCGGCATTTGCCGGTGCAGCTCCTGCTTCTGTGGCAGCAAGCGGTTCAGGCTGCGTTCCACCAAAGACGTCAGGCAGCAGCTTCTGTAGTTGCTCCTGCGTTACGCGGCGAGTCTCTTCGGCACCCAACCGCTTTGTCAGCGTGTTTTCGCGGTCAACCTTGGCTTTGCGAATCTTCTTTTGAGTAGCAACAACCGTTCTGCTCCATGCCCTGTCTGGGCTAACCGGCACGCCGATGCCCTGCGCTTCTGCCTTTGCCAAAGCAGTAGCTTCGTCGAGGCTTGTCTCAAGAGCAGCAATCTCCTGCTCGAGCTTTCGTTCCTGCTCGAGTAGCTGCTGCGCTTGAGCATCCGACTGCTCCATCAACTGGACTAGCGCCCCAGCCTTCTGGCGAACCTGATCTTCAAACGCACGGGCTTTCTCAGTCTGTTGCGGAGCGCCGTCTTTCTCTCCCGCTTCGCGAATGATCTGTCGGCGCAGATCTTTAAGAGCTTTTTTGCGTTCGCTGCTCTCAGGCACAGGCAGCAGCAGCGCTTGTAGTTCTTCTGCTTGACGCTCAGTCAGCTCGCCGGCTTCCTTGCGGCGCTTAACCTCCGCTTGGATTTCGGCCTTGCGTGCAGCTTCAGCCGCATCCTGTTTTGCAACCAACTCTTCGTACTGCTGCTTAAGCCGCTTGATGTCATAGCGGCTTTCTGCCATCTCGCGATTGCGAAGATCAGTCGGACTAGAGTCGTACCACTTTAGGAACTCGCGCTCAAGTTGAGCACGCTCACGCTCAACCATGTCGGGGTTGGTAGCACGCTTCTCCTGCATGTATGCATCAAGCGCAGCTTGACGCTGTTTAGCAGGAGCGCTCTTAGCTTCCTGCTCTGCGGCTTGCTCTCTGGCTCTATACCACGCACTTAATTCTTTGCGGCTTGCTGCTCCTTCTTTCTCCAGCAGCTCGCGCTCCTTGTATGGAGTTCGGTCATACCACTGCAAGAACTGACTCTGAAGTCGATCAATGTCGCGCTGTGTAAGGTCTGGATTGGCAGAAGACTGCTCATCCATGAACGCCTTAAGCGCGGCCTGTCTTTGCTTGGCTGGAGCTTGTTCCGTGGCTTGGGCAGCATCAGCCTCTCGAGACTTGTACCAAGCCCGCAACTTGTCGAGCTGTGCAGTGCTTTCCTTTTCCTCCTTGCGACGCTCCGTATATGGGGTCGCCCGATACTGATCCAAGAACTCCCTACGGAGTCGTTGATCATCACGCTCGGTAAGGTCAGGATTAGCGGCCTTTTGCTGCCGCATGTACTCTTCTAGAGCTTTAGTTTCCTGCTCCTTCGCGGCACCTTCGGTTGCCTTCTCAGCTTCAGCTTCGGCAGCTCGCAGCTTGCCAAGCAAACCCTGATAGTCTTCTTCTTGTCTCTTCTGTTCTGCCTCGCGGTCTTGAGGGGACAGCTTGTATTGTTCAGTTAGCTCCCTGTATGCAAGAGCTACATCGCGCTCGGTCGCATCGGGTGACTTTTCAAGAGCAAGAACTTTTGCTTGGGTACGAAGATCTGCCTCGCGCAGCTCGTCTTGGTATTTACGATATGATTCACCAACAGCACGATCAGAGTCTTTACGCGCTCTCTCGGCGCTTGCCTTTGCCGCTGTCTTAATCTCTTTCGTGCGTGCTGTCCGTTGAGCCTCAGCCTCTGGCCCACCGACGACTCCCTCTAGCCGCTGCTGCGCGGTCTCTTCAGGCGTCGGTCCACTGGCTGCTTGGTAGGCTTCGTACTGCTCAATGTATTGAAGCTGCTGCGAGCGACGAAGCTGAACGGCCTGCTCTTGCGTAACGCCGGATGGCCACGTCTTTGAATCGAACAGATCAATCGTGACGACCTTGGCGTACTGCGGCTCAACCGGCACGCCTTGATCCAGACGACCACGCACATTACGCGCCACCGCCGTAGCGATTCCGATGTCGATCTTCTCTTCGGCTGCGATGATCGCCGCGAGTTCATTGACTCGCACATCACGCGGCAAGTTCTGCTCGTTCAGCGCCTGGCCGTAGTACTTGTCAGCAATCGTCTGCTGCTTGACGTCGGGCTTGCGTGCCTCGATGCGCTGCGTCAGCTCTTCAGCCGGCGTGACAACATCAATTGTGCCGCCAGGGATCTGTCGTTGCAGTTGTCGCTGGACAACATCTACATCATCCTTCTCCGTAAGGCGAGACAGGATGACATTGCCTTCCTTGTCCTTCAGCCGCACGACTACAGCATCAGGGCTTGTCGGCTTGCCCTTGCCCATGCCGTACAAGATCTGGTCTAGCGTCGCTTCTGTGACGCCACCCTCTGACTCGTTGGCAATCGTCAGCGCAGACGCAATGCCTTGGTCTCTTGTGTAGACCGTGCCGGAAGCACCGCCCTCGCCTTTGATCTTGACAGGGATAACCTTGGAGGCGCTCTCAAACAGCGCCGGCGAAGGGGCTGGAGATCCATCCGCAACGAACACCGCATACTTGTTGTTGCTCTCGTCGAGCATCGCCGAGAACTGCGCGTCGATGTAACGTTGCGGTTCAGGCTCGATGCCCTTGAAGTCTGCTGTGCCCAAGATCGGAGCAATGCGCTCCGTCTGTTCAGGACTCAGGCGCTCAAACGGCAACACCTCGCCTGTCTCTTCATCTAGAACAGGACGATCACCAATCTTCGGCGACAGGTGTGTTTCGCCACGTCCGCGACGGGCCACCATCAATTCAACGGCGCCACGAATCAAACCACCTACTTCGGCACCGCCCTTGCCTGCTGCTTGCAGTTCAGCGATGACTTCATTTAGCTCGACCATGTCCGCATCGGTTGCGTACATGACGCCGAAGTTCACGAATAGCTGCTCAAGGATCTCTTGGAAACCTTCAGCGGCAGCGGCTGTTCCGACACGCCCAACGGCATGCCTGTTCAGCCCGTCCATCATCTTCTGGAACTTGCCGCCGGACGCCTTGTTCCAGCGAGCAGCCATCTTCAAGTACGTATCACTGAGCTTCTGCGTCAGAGGCAATCCAGCGATCTTTTGCCCCAACACGAACTTGGTGGACAAACCAGCCGTTGCCGCCGCCGGCGCTCCAGCAATCAGGCCACCGACAAGCGCGTCTTCAAATGGAGCGCCTAGCTCGCGAGCACGCACATACGCTTCGTTTGACTGCGCCAACGCAGCCATGCCGCCAACTGCAAGCAAGCCGCCAGAGCCAGGGATCAAACCTAATACAAGGTACGGAGAGGTTCCGCCTACATTGGAGGCAAGCCCCGTGCCCCAGAACTCCAGCACTTCAGGCGAGCGAGCACGATGCCTCTTGGCCATCGTGTCGCGCACGTAGTTGCGCATGTCTAATTGGCCGAAAGCGTTTCGACCGCTACCGTCACCTTTGCCGCGATTCAACATCGCGTTGGTGAACGGCTTTCCGAATTGCTCCCACGTATACAGGTCCGCTTGGTTCTTGTCTCCAGCGAACATGGTGGTGGCGATGTCGTCGCGGAACTTGCGGTATTCGTCGTCCCCTTGAGTCAGGGGCACGTCGTAGGTCAACGCAAAGTCGTGCATCAATCTGGGAATAGAGTCTTCCCAGGTGTCTACGGTTTGGTTGGCGCTGATAAAGAACGCCTCACCCATAGCCGCAGAGTAGTCCAGCATCGAGGCCGGCGGCTTGGCCGCAGGCGTTGCCACAGCAGGCGGTGGCTCGCGCTGCTGCGCAAGCTGATTGAATGTGTCAGCTCCAATGCTATTCAGCAGGTATTGGTCGCCACTGTCGTTGGGATCAAATGCGATCCCTGCTGCTTGGCTGATGTAGTCATCACCGCTATCCATCGGTGAGACGGCCAACGGGTTCTGCTGTGACGCTTGCTGGGGAGCCTGCTGCGGGTCTTGCATTGATCAACCGCCTGTGGGCTTTACGCCAAAGGCCGACATTACGCGACGCAGAGCTTCTTGCTCGGCAGCGCTGCGATATTTAGGTGCAGACATTTGCGGCGCCTTTTCAGGTGCAGCCACAGGTGCCGACTTAGGAGCAGGCTTGGGCGCAGGCTTGGGCGCAGCCTGAGGCGGCGGCTTCGACGCCGGCTGGGCGGCGGGAGTAGCGGCTGTTGTAGCGGGAGCGGCGGCGCCTGCTGTTTTGTCTTTGGCTTGAGATTCTTTCCGTGCCTTAGAACGCCGAGTCATCTCAGCAGTAGCGAACTCGCGTGTGTATGTCGGGTAGTCCAGGTTGTAGTACCCTCTAGATGCTGCGGCCAACGCAACCTCTTCTTTGGTCCACGGACGCCCATACTCCTTCATGAACTTTTCGCGCTCTTCCAGCAGGTCACTCGACATCTGTCGACTTTCTTCTGGAGTGCGATCAATGTTCGCCTGATAGAGTTTCATGCCCTGCGGGATAGGAGCATCCTGCACTTGGATGCCAAGCTCCTGCATTGCTTCCTTCTTAAGTGCCTTGACCCGATCCTTGATTGCCTTTACTTGCTCGGGGGTAGCCTTCCCCTGCACGGACAATGCGTTATACAAAGCCATTGGGTCCGCAGTCGCAGACGTCAGCTCGTCAATCTTTTGCGGCGCAATACCAACGCCCTCCATCATCATGCGAACAGACTGATCGTTACGAATCAGATCGTTTGTATAGCGATTAAGCTGCGCATTGATCGTAGCCGTTTGCGATTCCTTCCCTGGCCCGAAGCCAACCGCTCCATCGCTGTAGGTGACCATCGGCTTTTCGCGCACGTAAGTCGCCAGCTCCGAGTAACCCTTATCGCGCAGCCGAGCATCACGCACTTGGTCAAACTGTGCATTCGGGCTGCTCATCGCAGTCGCCAGAGCTAGCTTGTCGTAGTACGCATCGAGCTTCGCTTGACGCGCTTGCGGCGAAGCAGCAGCCCACCACCTGGGATCGTTGAGGGTGTTATTTAGAACATCCAGTTCCGAGGTTAGCTTCGTGAACTCAATCTCTTTTTCCGGCAGCACCGCGCTAGTACGGCCCTGCTTCTTCAGCTCCGACGGGTTGATACTCTTCTGGAATGCTTGGTACCGAGCAGAAGCTGTGCTTCTTGACGCTGCCTCTGCCGCTAGTTTGACCGCTGCGTCTTGAGCGGCAGTGACTTCTTTGATGTCGGTGCTCTGCAACCCAGCAGAGATTTGACGCCATTGGTTTTGGTCAACATACGGATCGCCGTCATACGGTCTGATTGCGGCTGCGCCAACATTCGAGCGCCGCGTCCTATCCGCGTCTTCAAGCACTTTGGCCTGATCCTTAGCCTGTCTGTCTAGCCTTTCTAATTCGGCCTTTTTAGCATTCGCGGCTGCGGTGGAGTCGCTATAGAGGAAGGCATTCTTTGCTGCTTGCTCTGGAGTTTCTCCGTATGCCACCAAGGTTGCGGTTACTTCAGATCTAGCGGCGGCAGCTTTTGCATCGCTGGCAGTCTTTCGAGCGTCGGCTTCATCTTTGGCTAGATCTCTCTGGGTCTGCCGATCTAGAGCGCGCTCACCCTGTTGAAAGTATTGAGACGAAATACGCTCAATCGTTTGGAAGTCCTGTCCAGCCTCACGCTCGCCTTTCTGGAACGCTTGGATGTCCTCGCGGTTCTCGATTTCAAACTTGCGTTGCCGCTCAGTCTCAAGGTTCTTGCCGATGTTGGTAAGACCCTCTGCCAGCCCAGGCGCCATAGCGCTCAAAGCAGTACCCAGCGAATCCTTCTTCGCCGCAGCGTACTGCGACCAGAGTTGTTCAAGTGCGTTGGCCTGCGGACGGTAGAACTGAAACTCAGCCATAGGTCACCTCAGATCATTGATCCCAAGCCCTGCATCAAGCCACCCAGCGCCGAGCCGAAGCCTTGCGCTCTAGATGCCTTGACGTTGGCGTCCGCTGTGTACTTCGCAATGATCGGCGCCATGAGCTGCTCGATCTCTGCCTGCTTCGCTGCGGCAAGCTCGGTGCCCGTGCCCTTCATCAAGCCAGCCATCTGGTCGTAGTACCCAGCAGCAGCCTCGCCCTTGGCTTGGCCCAACTGCTGTAGCGATGCGCCGCGCTGCTGTGCAGACATACGACGCACGAGGTCGCTGCTCAACCCCTGCCCCGCCATGTCAGAGGCGAGCTGGTCCATCTGCAAGCCGTACGAACCAGCAACGCCGGCAGCGCGAGCTGCGTACGCTTGGCGGTACGCCTGCATCAGGTTCTGCTGCGCGAGTCCAGTGCCCTTCGTGATGTAGTCGTAGATCGCCGGCAGGCCGTACTGGCCCTTGTAGATCTCCTTCGGCATCAGCGGGATGTCCCTGCCCTGCGCCGCCCCACCTACGTTGAACCCTTGGAAGTTGTAGTCTTGTTGGTACATCTTACACCTGGTCTGTGTCGATCAAGCGGTATGTGATGCTTGACAGAGTGAACTTGAGTCCGACGTTCAGCGGAGCGCTTTCAACGGAGACCTTGAACCAGCGTCCGTCCACACCGCTGAGTGTAACCTCATGCTCGGTCTGAGTCAGATCCAACGTGGCTTCTGCCTTCACGTTGTCGCTGTCCCAGTCCGTGTACACCTTGACGATGACTTCGCCGTCCTGCTCCTTGCCGAAGACGAAGTTGATGTACATGAGCACCTTGCGGGTCTCGCTGTTCCCCATCTCCGCCCACGGCGTCTCGTAGTAGACCGGCACGCCACCGATGCCCAGCGTTGCACTCGCAGGGATGGGAGCAGGCAGCGGTCGATCAAAGTGCACGATGTTGTCTTGGCACGACAGGATCGGGACTTCGCGTGTGGTGCCATCGGCATCCACATACGACGCTGTGACTCCGCGCCAGCCTTCCAGCGTGCGGTCCATCATCGTGGGGTACGCAGCGCGGAACCCGTAGCCGGTCACAGGATCAAACACCTGCAACACAGCCTTCCCGTAGATGGTTCCATAGAGCGTGTATTGCTGTCCACGCATAGCGAACGGCGTCTCTTCGCGATCCATCCAGACCACGAAGCCCTCTTCGGTGCCACCGACTAGGCGCTCCACGTTGTTGGACTTGGACTGCACGGAGGCCAGAGCCGTGACGTTGGGCAGGCGGTACAGGCTGTACACCGGCCCTTCGTCGGTCAGGTCTAGCGTGATACGGCGGGACTGCCGATCTTCTCCCAATCCCTTGAGCGACAGCGTGTACTGGTTCCGCTTGCGGTTCACGGCTGCGTACGCACGCACGAGAGCGCGGCTGTCAACGTCGTCCTGCACGAACGTACTGACGTTGTCGCCAATGTACTGCGGCTCGGCGAGGTTCGTGACGCCTCTACGCATGCAGACTTGGAGTCCACGGTCGGACATGAAGAACAGCAGGTTGTCCTTCGCCAGCATGGTCGGGTGCGCGATGCAGCCAACGCCAGACGAGATCAAGTCCGGCACCGCGAAGTTGTCGCCTGCAAAGTCTACGGAGGCTAGGGCGCGGCGCTTGGCAGCGACGAAGAACCCGTCGAACTCGCACATGCCGGTGATCCTGTCGCCGTTGCCGCCTTGGATGCGGAACGTCTTGAGGAAGTCCACGGCACCAGGCAAGCCCACACGCGAGGGCGAGATGCCGTCTGGCTGCACAGCGAGTGCACCGTACAGCATGCGGCTCTTGCTCGAGGCAACTAGGTCGCAACGCGGCGGCTCGTAGTTGTTGAACTCCAGCGGGGGGCCAAGGACGATCTGGTCGTCAGGCACCTCGATTGAGTAGCGCCCAGTTCCGTTGGCCAGCTTGGCTACGCGGTACAGGGTTCCGGCATTGCCGTCAGCCACGCTGCAATACACCCAGACCTCGCAGCCCTTCGGCCCAGTCGGGATGTTGGTCAGCGTGATGATGATCGGGCCAGCGTCGTTCGATACGTCGTTGCCGGCGGGGTCGACCTCAAGGATGGGCGAGGCGTTACCCACCACTCCTTGGATCGGATCATA